GCAACGATTTCAAGGTGCGCCGCGAGGCCTCTGCTGCCCCCATGCAGCGCCTGATTGCTGGAAAGCCTGGTCTTATTGTCAACCGCGAGTGCAAGCTGCTGCGCAAAGCCCTGGCCGGTGGTTATCACTTCAAGCGCGTGGCGGTCGGAGCTGGCCAGGAGCGCTTTCGGGACGCGCCCAACAAGAACGAACACTCCCACATTGGCGACAGCTTTGGCTACCTGATGCTGGGTGGCGGCGAATACAACCGAATGACCCGCACCCACCAGCTCGGTGGCCGACCCATGGGCCAATCTAGTGCCAACACCGACTTTGACGTATTTGCATAGGGCATATCGCGCCGATATACAGCCACTTGCATCATGTACAAACCCCAATAGAATCTGTTGGTATGGAAACAAACGTCATTGAGATGCCCCCTGCAAATTTGCCTGCGCCAATTGCGCGGCAAAAGATTATGGCCATCCAACGTGCATGTCAATCAATGCCAGATGGTGAGCGAATGGATGAATCTCCACCGCTTAAGCACTGGCTGGCACCTGGCATTTATGCGCGTGAGATACATCTACCTGGCGGCACTGTGGTTGTGGGCAAGATCCACCGCCATCGCCACTTCAACATCATTAGCCAGGGCAGCATTACCTGCTACACAGAGTTTGGGCTTGAAACACACACGGCACCAGCTTCATTCATTTCTGAGCCGGGCACAAAGCGGGTGGTCTTTACCCATGAAGACGCGATCTGGACAACCATTCACTCAAACCCAGGCAATGAGACAGACATCCCAACCCTTGAAGACATGTTCACAGCTTATGAATACGCCGAGCTGGGCATGGAAGTTTCTGAATCTATGGAGGTAATCAAATGAGTTATTGGATTGCTGGTGCAATTGTTGGCACCACCTTATACAGCGCCAATGAAGCGCGCAAATCGCGTCAAGATGCTGAGAATGATCAGCGTCTTATGTTGGCCCAACAAGCGGCTGACCAAGCCGCAATGCGCATGGAGTTATCCAAGCAAACTGCCGAGTATGCCAAGCAAGGCGCTTCCCTTGAGCAGCAAGCTCAGACCGCTCGACAGCAATTTGAAACATCCCAGGCCAACTATGCGACCAACAAGCTGGAGATGGACAAGAAAGCTAAAGAGGTGCAAGCTGCTGCAGACGAAGAGCGCCGCAAAGCTGCTGCCTCAGAGGCATCTGCACTCAAAGCTCGCACCCGAGGTGGCCGCAGATCATTACTCTCAGGCGAGCGGATGGATGCCGAGCTTGGCATCCCGGTTGACTTGAGTGGTGGCGGGATGAGGTTGCAGTAATGGCCACCCTACCCCAATTCAAACAACGCCAGATTGCCCGGCGCAGCACATCTGACATTGACCGCCTGGCCAAACAGTACAAGGCCAGTGTTGATGCCATGACCGGCCAGTATCAGACCGCATTTACAGGCTACCAAGCTGGGGTGGCCGAGAAGATGAAGCCGTATGAAGCGCAGATGGCGACCTACAAAGAGTCGCTGCTGCCGACATACGAATCACAACAGGCTTTGTACAAACAAAAACTGGATGACTACAACAAGGTGCTGGCTGGTATTGCGGCAGACCCTGTAACCCGCAACATAGACAAGCCTGGTGCTGTTGAAGATCGGCCAATCGCTGGATCAATTCGTGTGACACCAGTTGAATATACATACACAGCAAAGCCAATTCCCAAATTTACTGATAAAGCCCCAGTAGCTCCATCTATCCCCGTATCTCCAACTGTGGAGCCGTTTGATTCAACTCAATTTGAAGCGAAAAAAGGCGTGGCAGAGGGCGAATTCAAACGAGAGATTGGTGAGCGCCGTGCGGCCAAGCTGGGCGTTGTCTCTCGCAGAGGAGCGCGGCCATTACTCTCAGGAGCGCAAGCATGAAGGAAGTCTGGGACAAGCCAAGGCCTAAAGATCTGGGCAAACCAAAAGAGCTTTCATCGCAAGACAAGCGCAACGCCATGCGCCGAGCTGCTAAAGCTGGTCGGCCATACCCTAATTTGGTGGACAACATGGCCGCAGCTAGAGAGAAGAAGTGAGCAAGTACAAAGACCCAGAAGGTGGGCTGACAGAAGCCGGGCGGCGCAAGTTTGAGCGCTCTGGTGAAAGTGGCAACCTGCAGCCTGGTGTCAAAGATGCAAGTCCAATTGGTGAACGAGCCAAACGCAAGGGCTCATTCCTGACCCGCTTCTACACCAACCCAAGTGGGCCTCTGGTGGGCGATAACGGTAAGCCAACCAGGCTGGCATTGGCAGCAAACGCTTGGGGCGAGCCAGTGCCGCGCACCGCAGCGTCTGCAGCAAGGTTGGCCGCAAAGGGTAGGAACCTGCTGGACAAGTACAAGATGGACAAGGATAAGGACTAAGCCATGAAAGACATGAAAGCCAAGATGCAAGACAAGGTTGCCAAGGTTATGCGCGAGTACAAGGCTGGCAAGCTCAAGAGCTCAAGCGGTGACAAGGTGGCCAGCCGCGAGCAGGCCGTGGCCATCGCCATGAGCGAAGCCGACAAGCTCAAGAAAGGCAAGTGATGGCAACAGATCGCACCATGCTGGCAGATGTTGAGCTTGAGGCTGAAGAATACTCATGCCCAATCGCTACACGCGACCTGGCCGAGAACCTCAAGGCTCGCAACTTTGCGTTTGAGCACTACGGTTATGGCCCGGCCAACCCAAATGACACAGAAAACAACCGAGTCTTCTGGCTTAAAAAGTCAATCATGCTCAACACCAGCGAGGCCGAGGCCATGGGCATGCGCTGCGGCAACTGCTCTGCATTCATTGTGACGGAGCAAATGTTGGATTGCATCAAAGCTGGCATTGAGGCCAAGCGGCCAGAACAAGAGGCTGGGTATGACGAAGACGTTGTTGAGTCTGCTGGCCTGGGCTACTGCGAGCTGCTGCACTTTAAGTGTGCCGACACCCGTACCTGTGATGCATGGCTAGTCGGCGGCCCCATCAAGGATGAAATGGAAGAAGACTGATGGCTGTCTTAACAGTTACCCGTGAGTCAGACAACACAAACGCACGGTTTGTTGCGCTGACACAAAAGAACAACGCTGGCACTCAGGTGGTTGCTGGCGCTGATGCGCCTGTCATTATGGTTGACGTTAACCATCAACGCAACCATGATGGCCGTGGTTATTTTGCGTACAAGATTGCGCCAGACTCTGCGCCATTGGCTTCTACGGCAAGCATCGACATTGTGCTGGCCTCTCCATCTGGTGTGTTTCCACACTTGACTGTTGATGGAATGTGTCTTGGTGACGCAGAGTTGTACATCTACGAAGGCACATCAACTACTGGTGGCACAGCATTCACACCAATCAACCGCAATCGCAACTATGCAGTCAGCAATGTCAGCCAAGTTGCTATGGTGATCAACCCAACGGTCACATCAGTTGGTACTGAGATTGATGCACAAATTATCCCTGGCGGTGCTGGCAAAAAGTCTAGTGGTGGTACTGCTGGTTCTCTTGAGTATGTCTTGAAGCCATTGACAAACTATTTATTCAGATTGACCAATGTGAATAGCACCTCGCATGCCGCATCTTTGCAGCTTGAATGGTACGAATAACCAAGAAAGATGATCATGGAATACGACAAGAACACACCAGGCGGCATGCGCCTGACACCAGAGCAGATCCTCAAGCGGCAGGTGGCCGCGCAGGCCAAGAAGGATGAGTTCCAGCAGCTCTACCAAGATGCCTACGAATTTGCCCTGCCCCAGCGCCAGCTCTATGGTGTGTGGGAGGGTGGTGCCACTGGCTCCAAGAAGATGCAGCGCGTCTTTGACTCGACTGCCATTAACTCCACCCAGCGCTTTGCCAACCGGCTGCAGTCTGTGGTATTTCCACCACAGCGCAAATGGGCCAAGCTGGAAGCTGGATCGGACATCCCTGCAGACCGCAAGCAGCAGGCCCAGGCCATCTTGGAGGTGTACCAAGACAAGATGTTTACCATGCTAAACCAATCCAACTTTGACATCGCCATGGGCGAGTTCTTGTTGGATCTGGCTGTTGGCACCGCCTGCATGATGGTGCAGCCTGGGGACGATGTCCAACCGCTCAACTTTATCCCCGTGCCGCTCTTCTTGGTAAGCTACGAGGAGGGTGCCAACGGTCAGGTGGACAACGTCTACCGGCGCATGCGCATGAAGGGCGAGAGCATCCAGCGCCAGTGGCCAGATGCCGAGATCCCTGACGATATGGCCAGGCGCATTGAGCAAAAGCCAACCGATGACATTGAGCTCTTGGAAGCCACCATCTATGACCACAAGCGTGGCGACTACTGTTACCACGTTATTGACAAGACATCCAAGTCAGAGCTGGTCTACCGCCGCCGCAAGATGTCGCCATGGGTGATCAGCCGGTACATGAAGGTGGCCGGTGAGATCTATGGCCGTGGGCCATTGATGACCGCCTTGCCCGACATCAAGACGCTGAACAAGACCATTGAGCTGCTGCTCAAGAATGCATCGCTGGCCGTGGCGGGTGTCTACACCGCCGCAGACGATGGAGTGCTCAACCCCAACACGGTGAAGATCGTGCCGGGGGCGATCATTCCAGTGGCACGCAATGGCGGCTCACAAGGCCCAGCCCTGCTGCCCCTGCCACGGTCTGGCGACTTTAATGTGTCCCAGCTGGTGATCAACGACCTGCGCTCCAACGTCAAGCGCATCTTGCTGGATGAGTCATTGCCGCCCGACAACATGTCGGCCAGGTCGGCCACCGAGATCGTTGAGCGCATGAAGGAGCTGGCCCAGAACCTTGGCTCTGCCTTTGGCCGCTTGATCAACGAGACCATGATCCCGGTCACCGCCAAGATCCTTGAAGTGATGGACGAGCGCGGCCTGATCGACATGCCCCTGCGCGTCAACGGGTTGGAGGTCAAGGTCACCCCGGTGGCCCCGCTGGCCATGGCTCAAAACATGGAAGAGGTCAACTCGATCATGCAGTACATGCAGATCAGCCAAAGCCTTGGCACCGATGGCCAGTTGGCCATCAAGACCGATGTGCTGGTGGACTACCTGGCCGACAAGCTGGGCGTGCCTGCTGCCGTGCGCAACACCGCCGCCGAGCGTGCCGTGCTCATG